TATTAATGTTACTCCAGGAGCTATTAAAGATAGTTCTGGAAATGTAATTATTTCTAAATCAGGAACTACTGTTACATTAGGAGCTTCAGGAGACACAGTTAGTGTTGCATCTGGAGCTACTTTAGAAGGAGCAGGTTTAGCATGGCAATCAGATATTAAAACTTCAGCTTTCACTGCAGTAGCTGGTGAAGGCTATTGGATCAATACAACAAGTGCAGCCATTACAGTTACACTTCCTGCATCCGCTTCAGTAGGTGACGAAATCGAATTTACAGACTACGCAAGAACATGGGCAACAAATAACCTTACATTAAATCCAAATAGTTTAAACTATCAAGGAAACTCATCACCAAACCCAGTTTATAATGTTAATGGTCAACATGTTAGAATAGTATACTCTGGTGCAACACAAGGTTGGATTCCAACAGTAGACGATGATGTTACTTTAGAAACTCCACAAACTTATTCAGCAGAATATTTAGTAGTAGCTGGTGGTGGAAGTGGTGGTAAAGCTGCAGCTGGAGGAGGAGGAGGTGCTGGTGGTTATTTAACAAATTATGGTGGAACTGCTATAACATTAACAGGTGGACAGGTATATACAGCAACTGTAGGTGGTGGTGGTGCTAGTATTGCTGGTGGATCACCTGGTATATCAGGTAATAATGGAAGTGATAGTGTTTTATCTGGTTCAGGAATTACTACTGTAACTGCTTCAGGTGGTGGTGGAGGTGGAACAGGTTCTGGAGGTGCTGGTTTAGATGGTGGTTCAGGTGGAGGTGCTGGAAATAATAATAATGCTCCATCTGGTACTAGTGGGGGTGTAGGAAATACTCCTAGTACAACTCCATCACAAGGAAATAATGGTGGAAGTAGTTATGGTGAACATGTTGCTGGTGGTGGAGGTGGTGCTGGTGCAGTAGGTGCAGATAGTACTGTAGGTAGTAATGCTGGAGGTAGTTCTGGTGCTGGTGGTAATGGTACATCAAATTCAATAACAGGTTCAGCAGTAACTTATGCTGGTGGAGGTGGAGGGGGAATTGATGGTAGATACCCTGTAAGTGCTGGTTCAGGAGGATCAGGTGGTGGAACTGCTGGTAGTTCTGGAAGTACTCCATCAGATGGAACTGCTAATACAGGTGGAGGATCAGGTGGTGGTGCATTAACTGCATACCCTAGTGCAGTTTTAACTGCAGTTGGTGCTGGAGGAAGTGGTGTAGTTATTTTAAGAGTACCAACAGCAAGTTATTCTGGTACAACGACAGGAAGTCCAACAGTTACAACTGATGGCACAGATACAATTATTAAATTTACAGGAGATGGTACTTATACCGCATAAAAATTATGGCTCATTTTGCAAAAATAGGATTAAACAATAAAGTAATATCAGTTCATTCAGTTCATAACAATGAATTGTTAGATGCTGATGGTGTTGAACAAGAAGTTAATGGAATTAGATTTTTAACAAATTTACATGGTTGGGCAATTTGGAAACAAACTTCTTACAATGCAAATATAAGAAAAAATTTTGCTGGAATAGGTTTTACTTATGATGAAGATAGAGATGCTTTTATACCACCTAAACCTTATAATAGTTGGACACTAAACGAAACAACTTGTCTATGGGATCCACCTGTACCTATGCCGACATTGACACAAGAACAAATTGATAATAATAATTATTACACTTGGAACGAAACAAACCAAACATGGGATTTAGTATAATATGGCTAGTATAATTAAAGTAGATACAATTCAGGACCAAGACGGTAATAATATTATCAACGAAAATGCTAATACTATTACTATCGGTAAATCTGGGGATACTGTACAAGTTGCTGCAGGTGCAGAATTTGTAGGAGGTGGTATTCAATGGCAATCAACAATTGTTACAGGAACAACTTTATCAGCAGTAGCTGGAAATGGTTATTGGATTGACACAACTTCAAATGCTTGTACTGTTACACTTCCAGCATCAGCAAGTGTTGGAGATACTATAGAATTTGTTGACTATGCTAGAACATGGAATACTAACGCAATCACAATAAATCCTAATAGTTTAAACTATCAAGGAAACTCATCACCAAACCCAGAATATAATACTGATGGTCAACATGTTAGAATAGTTTATTCAGGTGCAACACAAGGTTGGATTCCAACTACAGATGATGATGTAAGTTTAGAAACTCCACAATCTTATTCAGCAGATATGTTAATTGTTGCTGGAGGTGGGGGTGGAGGTGGAGCATATTATTCTGCAGGTGGTGGAGCTGGTGGATTTAGAACATCAACACAAAATTTAACTGTAGGAAGTACTTATACAGTTACAGTAGGAGATGGTGGTGCTGGAGGTTCTACAATAGATGTTAGAGGTAGTAATGGTTCAGATTCTTCAATTTCAGGTGCAGGTATTACAACAATAACTTCTGCTGGTGGAGGTGGAGGGGGTTCTAGTGGTGGAACTCCTACCTCTGAAGGTTTAAATGGTGGTTCTGGTGGAGGAGGTTCAGGATATAATATTAATACTGGAAGAGGTGCTGGTAACACTCCAGCAACAACTCCAAGTCAAGGTAATGATGGAGGTACTAACACAAGTCCAAGTGCAGGTGGTGGAGGTGGTGGAGGTGGTGCTGGTGCTGTTGGACAGGACACTACTGCTGCTGGTGGTAATGGTGGTAATGGTTCAGCTTCTTCAATAACAGGTTCTTCAGTAACTTATGCTGGAGGAGGTGGAGGTGCTGATGGACCAGGAACTAATAGTGCTGGTACTGGTGGTACTGGTGGAGGTGGTAATGGTGGTATAGATTCAACTCCTCCTACAGCAGGAACTGCTAATACAGGAGGTGGTGGAGGTGGTGTTGATGGTGGACCAGGAGGTTCTCCTAAAGCTGGTGCAGCAGGTGGAAAAGGTGTAGTAATTATTAGTGTTCCAACTGCTGATTACTCAGGTACAACAACAGGTTCTCCAACAGTTACAACAAGTGGTAGTAATACAATAATGCAATTTAACGGATCAGGGAGTTATACAGCATAATGGCTAGTTTTGCAAAAATAGGATTAAATGGAAAAGTGATTGAAGTTCAATCAGTTAATAATGAAGTTTTACATGATGCTAATGGTGTAGAACAAGAAAATATTGGAATAAATTTTTTAACTAATTTAACAGGTTGGGCAATTTGGAAACAAACATCTTACAATACTCATGGTGGAGTGCATGATAATGGTGGAACTCCTTTAAGAAAAAATCATGCTTCAGTGGGTTATACTTATGATGAAGATAGAGATGCTTTTATTCCACCTAAACCTTATCCATCTTGGACATTAAACGAAACCACTTGTCTATGGGAAGCACCAACACCTAAACCAAATAGAGATGATTTAGAAGAAAATCAAGTTTGGAGTTGGAATGAAACAAATCAAATTTGGGATTTGACAACTTTATAAGTATTTAGTATTCATTCAAAAGAATGAAAGAATATTATTTTTTGTGTAGCTTACCTAGAGCTGGAAATACACTATTAGGTTCAATATTAAATCAATCTAAAGATATTAAATTAACAGCTAATTCAATATTACCTGAAATTATTTATCAATTATATTTAATTAAACAACAGGAATTATTTAAAAATTTTTCAGATCACAACTCTTACAATAATATTATTAAAAATATATTTGATAATTATTACAAAAATTGGAATGTAAATAATATTATTACTAGAGGTATTTGGGGAACTCCTAATAATCTAAATTTATTAAAATCAATAATTAAAAAACCTAAATTTATTATTTTGTATAGACCAGTATTAGAATGCCTTGCTTCATTTATAAGAATTGAAAAACCAATTAATGTTGAATTAAGATGTAATCAGCTTTTAAATAAAGAAGATATTATTGGTAAATCATTATGGAGTATAAAAAATATTATTCAAAACAAAGAAGATCATATTATTATTTATTATAAAGATTTAGTAACCAATACAACTGACACACTTAAAAAAATATTTAATTATTTAGAAGTCAAATTTGAAAATATAGATACAAATAATCTTAAACAATTTAATATAAATGGTATTTCTTATGATGATAATGTATTACCATTTAATTTACACACTATTAGAACTAATAAAATTGAGCAAAATCATTATAAATTAGAAGATTATTTACCAACTAATATTATTAAACAATATTCAAATTTAGATATATAAAGATGTTAAAATTAAACTTGGGATCTAGTTGACAATTCCTAATAATACTCTATAAGTATTATTAAAAAAGATGGTATGAAAGAAAGTTTAAAAGATTATATATTACATTTAGATAAATGGATTCCTCAAAATATTATAGATCAATCTATAAAAGAACTCTCTGATAATAATACTTGGGAAAGACATACTTACACAAATTCAAAAACTTTTGAAAAAAAATCAAAAAACGCAGATAAAGAACTCGATGTCTGTTATGGAACTAATTTAACTTATTTAAAAGAGTTACATGAATTAACTTGGAAAGCACTAGAAAAATATATTGTAATAGAAAAATTAGGTGGAGATACTTTTCAAGGTTGGAAAGGATTTACTCCAATAAGATTTAACAGATATAAAAAAGGTCAAATAATGTCCAAGCATCAAGACCACATTCAATCTTTATTTACAGGAGAGAGAAGAGGTATTCCAATTTTAAGTATTGTAGCTGTTTTAAATGATGATTATGAAGGTGGAGAATTTATTATGTTTGATAATTATGAAATCAAATTCAAAGCTGGAGATTTAATTATATTTCCATCTGTATTTTTATACCCCCATTTAGTTAAACCAGTGAAGAAAGGAATAAGGTACTCTTTTGTATCTTGGTGTTATTAATGAAAGAACCTACAATAAATAATCTATTTCCAACTCCTATCTATATGACAAATATGGATAGACCATTTACCAAACAAGAACTACAATTTGTAGAGAAACAAAAAAATCATTGTAGTAAAAATGAAGGAAATATTAATACAAAAGATAATTACATTTTAAACAGGAAAGAATTTAAAAACATAAAGAAGTTTTTAGATGCAGCTTGCAAAGATTATTTAGAGAGAATTATATGTCCTAAAAATAATATAGAACTTTATATCACTCAATCTTGGTTAAACTATACAGAAGAAAATCAATTTCATCATAGACACGAACATCCAAATTCAGTTGTATCAGGTGTATTGTATTTTGATTCAGATAAAGATAACGATATGATTAAATTTTTTAGTCATGTAAAGTATCAACAAATTAGACCAGAGATAGAGGATGATAAATATAATATATGGAACTCTTCTTCTTGGTGGTTTCCTGTTGAAACAGGGAAACTAGTTATGTTTCCATCATCCACTACACACCAAGTAGATACCAAGAAAGGTAATAATACTAGAGTAAGTCTAGCATTTAACACTTTCTATAAAGGATCTGTTGGATCAAATAGTAATTTAACAGAGTTGATACTTTGATTTTATAGTGATATAACCTTATGATGGGTGCAACGGACACCACCACATACCACCCGTTGCATCCTTTATAAGGATTTAT